GAAAATATGACGAAAATCTGAGAATTAAATTGGCTGATAGGTACAAAAACCATTCTAATGAAGATAGTAATTTAGCAAATGAATGGTGGGAGAAATTCAATTCGTTATCTCCTGAAAAACTTGAAAAGGCTAAAGAAATAATTGCTTGTAATAAATTCAAGAACGGGGAATATCAGTGTGAAGATTCGGATATTGAAGATGTATTAAGCTATTATAAGATTACGAGGGATATAGCGGAGGAAAACTAAATATATCTAAAGAGACCTGAAAAAGTATGTCTGCTGAAGAAAGATATAAGTATTAAATTGTCTGATAACTAAGGTTAATATAGTAAATATATAACAAAATATGGTTGACAAACCATATTTTGTTATGCTAATATTTAAACATGATAGCTTACATATTTTAGTAAAGGTGGATTTATACAATGGAGACTAAATTGGTTTCCGACGAATGTTATGCGTCGTTTGGAGAGTATATTAAAGCACGCAGAGAGGCGCTGGGTAAGTCCATCCGTGGGCTTGCGAAAGAACTGGATATGACAGCGGCATATCTGAGCGATATTGAAAAAGGAAACCGCTATGCACCGGAAAAGTTTCTGGCTAGGATGGCAGAAGTGTTACATATAACGGAAGATGAAAGAAATTGTTTCTATGATCTGGCTGGAAAGAGTAGGCATTATAATTACCCAGATTTAACAGATTACATAGGGAAGACGGAGCTTGCCCGTGTAGCTTTGAGGTTTGCTCGAGATTTTAATATCTCCAACTCCCAGTGGCAGGATTTTATCGACAAGATTTGTGATAGTAAGAAAAAACAAGAGGAGTGATTCCATTGATATGATAACTGTAATAGTAACATAAGAGATGAAGTGAGAAATGAGATGTATCCAATAAAATGAATAGTGATGTATATCAGTCTGATTGAGAAGACTGAGGCGAGATAGTATGCGATTTTATTTTACCAAACAGATATAGAAGAAAAGGTACGCAGGATGGACAAGTCCTGCTTTTTTTATTATCATTTTATAAGCAAGATGCTTTTTTAGGAACTCAAAAGGAGAGGATAAAATGCAGAAAAAACAGTTTCCTATTGAGGTAGTCTGCCCCTGGTGCGGGTCAGGGAGGACATTTGCAGATAAGACTGCCGACATAAAGGTATCTTGTCGGTGTCATGAATGCGGTAAATATTATCATATCGATTTCAATAGTAGAAGGGCGGTGAAAGCGAAGGCAAATATGAAAACTAAATAATTGAGCATGAATTACTGACTGAGTCAATCGGGGCATATATCGCCATGGAAAGACTTTTGCGCAAGGACGCCGCTCACGATCCTCCCGCAAAATTTGTGATATAGAAGCCACCACCCAAGACCGGGGTAACGCTGGAAACAGTGTTGCTCCGGTCTATTTTTTTACCCTTTTTTCGGTATCTCCTGTTTCCGGCTTACCCGGCAAACGTAGAAAGGAGATACAAAAATGAGGATCAGGTACACATCCGTTACTGGTGAAACCCATGAAATTGAGGTCACGGAAGAATGGGGAGAAATTATTCTGGAGCTTGACCGGAAGGAGTATAACATCAATCGAAAGGAAACCCGTCGACACACCTCGCTTGATAGTTATACCTATATTGATGGACAAGCAGATACCAATCCCGGTTTAACACGAGATGCTTTTGAGTATCGGTATGGGATTTGCACGGAAAGTGCTGAGATAGCTGCGGAGCTTGAGAGAAAGTATACAAGACAGTATATCCGAAATGCTGTAGACAAGCTGAAACCAAAGCAGAGGGAGCTAATCATAGCCATCTATTTTAATGGAGTATCCGTAAATGATTATGCAAAACAGGAGGGAGTGGATCACTCAGCCATATCCCACCGCTTACATACTGCTTATAAAGCATTGAAAAAACTTTTATAAAAAACCTCACCTACCATGTCCACCGTGGCTATGTAATGAAGGCATATTCAAAATGAGCCTTTGGAAAGGCAGGTATGGAAAATGAAACATACAGTACAGATAAGTGTCTCGAAGGAAACACCAGGTGGTGGGGTTATCCGCTGTCGCCATGTTACTGTCAGAGAAAAGCTCCTTCGCTTTTTCTTTGGAAAGAAGCAGCGGCTAACAGTCATCGTTCCGGGGGACAGTGTGGAATCGCTGTCAATTAACGAGGTTTATAAAGAAGGAGGTAAAGAGCATGAACAAGACTAAGCTGATACAAGTAATGAATGATTTGAGACATCTGACCGAAAGTCTGCAGGCATTCGTAGACACGCTGGATACGACTGAATCTGCAGATGTTGTAAGGAAAGATAATCCAGTCAAGTTATCGGAGACAAAGCCTATTGAGAAAAAAATAACACTGGAGCAGGTCAGAGCGGTGTTAGCAGAAAAATCTCGTGACGGTTTTACCGCGGAGGTTAGAGCTCTGCTCGAAAAACATGGAGCTAATAAGCTAAGTGAGATTGACCCTGCAAATTATGCAGCACTTTTGGAGAATGCGGAGGGGCTGAAATGAGTGGACACGCAATTTTATCAGCCTCATCAGCTCATCGCTGGATGGTATGCACTCCATCGGCAAGGCTGGAGCAGGAATTTAAGGATACAGCCAGTGAAGCGGCAGCAGAAGGCTCTGCAGCGCATGCCATTGCGGAACACAAATTGAGAAAAGCCTTAAAGTTACGCTCCAAGAAACCGGTGTCCCAATATGACAGTGATGAGATGGATGCACTCACGGATGATTATGTCAGCTTCATCTTGGAACAGCTAGCTACTGTGAAAAAGCAATGTCAGGATCCCCTCGTGTTAATCGAGCAGAAGCTTAACTTTTCCAGATATGTACCGGATGGCTTTGGCACGGGGGACTGCCTAATTATAGCGGATGGTACGATGCATATCATTGATTTTAAATATGGGCAGGGAGTTCTGGTAGAAGCAGAGAAAAACCCACAGATGATGCTATATGCACTGGGAGCATTAGAATATTTCGATGACATTTATGATATTGAAAAGGTATCCATGACCATATTTCAGCCAAGAAGGGATAATGTGAGCACGTATACATTACCAACCAAAGCACTGCATTTGTGGGCAAGCAAAGAGTTGGTACCTACTGCAAAAGTTGCATTTGAAGGAGGAGGCGAATTTGTGCCGGGTGAGCATTGCAGGTTCTGTCGTGCTGAGGTTCAATGCCGTGCCAGGGCAGAAGCAAAGCTGAGGCTTGCAGCTTTCGAATTTGCACTTCCTCCGTTGCTATCAGATGAAGAACTTACAGAAATCCTTGGAAAACTGGATGATCTCGTAGCATGGGCTAACACTTTAAAGGATTATGTCTTACAGACTGCACTCATGGGTAAGGAATGGTCCGGTTGGAAGCTTGTCGCCGGACGAAGTGTGCGTAAGTATGCGGATGAAGAGGCAGTAGCGGAGGCATTAAAAGCGGCAGGCTACCGTGATATTTACAGACAAAGCCTCATTACGATTACTGAGGCAGAAAAAATGCTTGGAAAGCATAAATTCAATGAACTACTGGGAGAGTTAATCATAAAACCGCAAGGACGCCCAGCTCTTGTGCCAGCCAATGATAAGCGCCCGGCGATGCATTTATCCGCAAAACAGGATTTTAAGGAGGAAATATAATATGTCAACTACAGCAAATAATATCAATTCGAACGAGAGAAAAAATCCTACCAAGGTTGTTACCGGAGTGGTTCGTCTCAGCTATGCGAGCATTTGGGAGCCCAAAAGCATTAATGGTGGTGCAGAAAAGTACAGTGTCAGCCTGATCATCCCCAAAAGTGATACCACGACCATTGCAGCCATCAATACGGCAGTGAACGCTGCCATCGAAGAAGGAAAAGGCAAGTTTGGTGGTAAGGTGCCTAATAAGGCAGCACTCAAACTGCCGCTCCGTGATGGGGATATCGACCGACCGGAGGATGAAGCATACGCCAACAGCTATTTTGTGAATGCAAACTCCACGACAGCACCACAAATTGTTGATAAGCAGGTACAACCAATCCTGGATCGATCCGAAGTTTATTCCGGCGTGTATGCTAGAGTGTCGGTCAACTTCTATGCCTTCAACAGTAACGGTAACAAGGGAATCGCTTGTGGTTTGGGAAATATTCAAAAAATAAGGGATGGAGAACCGTTAGGCGGTCGTTCCAACGCAGAGGATGATTTTGCTACCGATGTAGAGGATGACTTCTTATCATGAAGATGCTTTTTCTTGACCTGGAAACCTACTCCAGTGAAAACTTAAATAAATGTGGAGTATATCGTTACGCAGAGGCGCCTGACTTTGAAATTCTTCTTTTGGGTTACAGCATAGATGGAGGCAAGGTTCATGTCATTGACCTTGCCTCCGGGGAAGACATACCAACAGAAATCATGGAAGCGCTCACCAATGGTTCTATCCTAAAATTTGCCCATAATGCTCAGTTCGAAAGAGTCTCCCTATCAAGGTGGCTGGAGAAACAAGGCATTAAACCGAACCTGGGGGATAGGGAAAGCAGATTTCTTGATCCATCCTCCTGGCGCTGCACCATGGTTTGGAGTGCATACTTAGGTTTGCCGCTATCACTGGAAGGAGCTGCCATGGTAACCGGAGCTGAAAAGCAGAAGCTATCGGAAGGAAAGGAGCTCATACGATATTTCTGTTACCCATGTAAACCAACCAAGGCAAACAACGGTCGCACAAGAAACCTTCCAAGGCATGCTCCGGATAAGTGGGAGCGTTTCAAAGCCTATAATATGCGTGATGTGGAGACTGAGATGGCTATAGCAGATAGACTTGCTAAATTCCCGGTGCCCCATGAGGAATGGAAGAATTACATACTTGATCAGAAAATTAATGATATGGGTATCCGCTTGGATATGGAGCTGGTCCGAGAAGCTATCCAATGCGATGAACAGTCAAAGACCGAACTCACTCAGTCGATGAAGGAAATTACAAAGCTAGAAAATCCTAATTCCGTTGTACAGATGAAGGCTTGGCTTGCAGAAAATGGATTGGAAACAGATACGCTGGGCAAAGCGGTAGTGCGAGATTTACTTAAGGATGCACCTGAGGAGCTCACAGAAGTATTAAAAATGAGACAATCACTTGCTAAGAGCAGTGTGAAAAAATACAACGCCATGAAGAATGCGGTATGTAGGGATGGGAGGGTCAGAGGACTCCTGCAGTTTTATGGTGCAAACCGGACAGGAAGATTTGCAGGACGACTGGTGCAGGTACAGAATCTTCCCCAAAACCACCTGCCCGATTTGGCCCAGGCTCGAAGACTTGTGAAGGCAGGAAACCTTGAAGCAATGGGAATGCTCTACGATTCTGTTCCGGTTGTTCTATCAGAACTGATTCGAACTGCCTTTGTACCGATGACAGGTTGTAAGTTTATTGTAGCAGATTTCTCCGCAATTGAAGCGAGAGTTATTGCCTGGTTAGCCGGCGAAACCTGGCGTAATGAGGTGTTTGCTACACACGGTAAGATTTATGAAGCTTCGGCAAGTCAGATGTTTCGTGTTCCAATAGAAGAGATCACCAAAGGAAGCCCTTTACGGCAGAAGGGTAAAATAGCGGAGTTAGCTCTCGGATATGGTGGATCCATTGGTGCATTAAAGTCAATGGGAGCTATAGAGATGGGGCTTACAGAAGAAGAACTCCAGCCACTGGTTACTGTATGGCGTACAGCAAATCCGAACATTGTGCGATTATGGTGGGAAGTGGATCATGCAGCAATGATGGCTGTCAGAGAACGGACTGTTACTCAGACGCATAGTATTCGGTTTGAGTACCGTAGCGGATTCCTTTTTATTACGCTTCCTTCCGGCAGGCGGCTTGCCTATGTAAAACCAAAGATTGGTCTTAACCGTTTTGGGAGTGAGACAGTGACCTATGAGGGTGTAGGAAGCACGAAGAAATGGGAACGGATAGAAAGTTATGGTCCGAAGTTTGTGGAAAATATTGTTCAGGCAATCAGTCGTGATATCCTTTGTTTTGCCATGCGACGTTTGGACAGCATCGGGCTTTCTATCGTAATGCATGTACATGATGAGGTTGTCATAGAGGCATCCGAGGGCGTTTCAACAGAGCTGGTCTGCCACTATATGGGTGAGACGCCGCCTTGGACAAAAGGACTGCTCCTTCGGGCTGATGGCTATGAGTGTGAGTTCTATAAAAAAGATTAATTATTTTGGTGGATATCCTCACATGAATACATTCCTATGGCTATGTGGTGAGGATATTCTTAAATATTTGAAGGAGGTATTGGTATCTATGAAATCAGGAAAAACACTGCAGGAGTTAGCAACGGAAATTGAACGTCAGGCGAACGCTAAGAAAGACTATGTGGCAGGCAGTCACTCCATGTTCATGTGGGATAAAGGACAGTCCTTTTGCTTAGCCAAAACAAAGGATGATCGAATCGTGTCATCAGAATTCAAGATGACCGAGCTGTTTCACCGACAGTTGGGTGCGAGCCTTGGCATTCCTGCCAAGTACTACGATAAGATGCGTGACGAATACCCGGAACTGTTAGTACAAAACGTAAACGGATGGCTGAATCAGGGAGCATCAAGGCATACCATAAGGACTCTGGACGGTACGGCTAGGGCATTCCTCTCCGACCGATATCGCCGTATTGATAACGCAGATATTTTACGTGCAGTTCTCCCCGTTATTGGAGAAATGGAAGGAGCTATTGTTGAAAGCTGTGAGATCACGGATAGCCGTATGTATATCAAAGTGGTTAATACCCGGCTTGAGATGGAGGTAAGGAAGGGTGACATCGTTCAGGCAGGTATTGTGATCAGCAACAGTGAGGTGGGCTTGGGCAGTGTACAGGTTATGCCTCTTGTTTATCGATTGGTGTGCCTGAATGGAATGGTGGTAAATGACATGGGAAAGCGGAAGTATCATATCGGGCGTGAGAATGAGGAGGCATGGGAATTATTCTGCGATAAGACCTTGCAGGCAGATGATGCCGCTTTTCTGCTAAAACTAAAGGATATTGTACGGTCTGCGGTGGATGATGCAAAGTTTTCCATGGTTGTTGGTAAGCTTCGGGAGGCTGCAGATGCGAAGATTACCGCTCATATACCGGAGATAGTGGAGCTCACTGCAAGGCAGTATGGTTTTACCGGTAATGAGGAAGCCGATATTTTAAAATATCTGATTGAGGGTGGTGACCTTTCCCTTTTTGGTCTGTCAAATGCGGTAACACGAGCTTCTCAGGACATCGGTGATTATGACCGTGCGACCATGCTGGAGGTTGCAGGGTGGCAGATTGCTACAATGCCTCGTAATGTCTGGGCTAATCTTAATTCGGGGGTATTGGTATGAACCTGCGTAACAGTGAAGGTTATCCAGATCCAACCGCCGGTGAGGCGGTGGCAAATGTGACCAGGGAGGAAAAGTTAAAGGAATGGAAGCCCTGTGTATTTATCTGCTCTCCCTATGCAGGTGATACCAGGAAAAATATACAGAATGCCCTACGGTACTTAAAATATGCGGCTGACAACGGTGCAATCCCCTTTGCGCCTCACCTGCTTTACCCACAGGTGCTGAATGATAATGATCCGTCTCAGCGAGAATTGGGGATGTTTTTTGGCATGGTTTGGCTTTGCAAGTGTGATGAACTTTGGGCATTTGGTGAAGTTCTATCTGCTGGAATGAAGGCTGAAATTGATAGAGCGAAGAGACGAGGACTGCGTATACGTTATTTCACGGAGAACTGTGAGGAGGTGGATAGTAATGTATGAGATCTTATCAAAAAACAAGGTTATAAACAGAATCTGTATTCCAACCTGGCAGCGAGAGATTATCAATGCCAATATCTTAGAAGTTGAGGCTGGAACGAATGGTTATCAGGGCGGAGATTCCGGTCACGGGAGTCGAACCTATTTCAGACTGAAGGATGTTTGCTCCTCCGATCTAACGGTTCGGGCATTGAGTGATAAGTTTGGAAATCCATCCGGTGTTGAAATTTTACTCGGTGGAGATACGGAGCTGAAAACCTTTATTGAGGCGTTGGAGTTCGCAATAAAAGTTTTCAAAGAAGAATCTGAGCATGCATCACCGGTTATTCGTGAAGGAGAGGATTGATGAATGAGCCATACTTATGATGTTCTTCGTTTTACCGAAAGAAAACTTAAAATAGAACACCCCATCGGAATCCTGGTTCAGGACAAACGAACCGCAAAGGGAAAAAACTTTGATACTACGTTTGAATGGTTGGAGAGGAGAAACAGCAATCCGATTGTGACCTCAGAAACGCCAGAAGAATACGCCCAATATTCCAAGAAGCGCCAGACAGAAATCAAAGATGTCGGAGGGATTGCTTGTGGGAAATTCAGAAATGCGCAACGAAAAGCCAGGTGTGCGATAGAACTAAGCATCGGTGGCATAGATGCAGATCACATTCCTCCCGATGTAGACTTTCCGAAGAGGGTAAAAGAAGTCCTGCCTGATACCCGGTGGTTTATCTATTCCACCCACAGACATACACCAGAGAGTCCAAGATGCAGGCTGATGATATTATTTAACAGAAAGGTTAAGCCTGATGAATATCCGGCATTGTTACGAATGCTTGCTAAGAGAATCGGAATTGACTGGATTGATGAAGGTTCCTACGAGACGAACCGCTTCTTCTTTTTTGCATCACACCCAACCAATGGTGAATTTATCTTTGAGTCAAATGAGGGCGAACCATTGGATGTCGATGCCATTCTAGCAGAATACCCGGACTGGAGGGATTGTTCGCTGTGGCCAACATCCTCCAAGCATTCCGAAGTGATATTACACAGTGAGAAGCAGCAGGCAGACCCACTTGAAAAAAGTGGAGTAATCGGAGCATTCTGTCGTGCCTATTCCATACAGGATGTCATTGAGAAGTTCTTATCCAATATTTATGAGCCGAGTTCCATGGAAGGTCGTTACGACTATATCCCTGCAGACAGTACCGCAGGTGTTGTAATCTATGAAGATAAGTTTGCCTATAGCCATCATGCTACGGATCCTGCCTGTGGAAAGCTTTTAAATGCGTTTGACCTTGTGCGAATACATAAGTTCTCTGACCTGGATGAGAAAGCAGCCTATAAGGCGATGTCAGAGTTGGCACTTAAGGATGATATGGTAAAGGTTCAGTTGGCAGAGGAGCGTCGCAGTAAGGCAGCTGATGAATTTAACAATAAAATTGATATTTGTGGAGTATGGGAAAAGAAACTTTCATTTTGCAAGGATGGTAAGATTGAGGATACGCTTGAGAACCTAGTGTTAATATTTCAGAACGATCCTGCATTTTTAAACCTCGGCTATAATGAGTTTAAACGGAGGCTGGAGTTTACCTCCAAGCCTCCTTGGGAGAGCTTCGCCTATCCGTCCTTGATTGACAGTGACATCAGTGAAATACGAGTAAGAATCAGTAAAACCTATGGCTTATATTCCCCATCAAAGACACAAGATGCAATGGTGCGGGTCGCCGCAAGACGGGGGTTTCATCCTGTGCGTGATTTTTTGGATGGTCTTCCAGAATGGGATCATATCCCGCGAGTTGATCGCCTGTTGGTTGATTACCTCGGGGCAGAGGATACACCATATACACACTCAGTAACAAGAAAGCTGATGTGTGCCGCAGTAGGTCGCATTTACTGTCCCGGAATTAAGTATGATCATGTTCTTGTCATGGATGGGGAGCAAGGAAAGGGAAAAAGTACGCTATTTAACATTCTCGCCAGCGATGAGTGGTATAACGACAGCTTATCGTTGACAGACATGCAGGACAAAGCGGGAGCTGAAAAACTGCAGGGCTACTGGATTATTGAAATTGGTGAGCTTGCAGGAATGAAAAAGGCGGATATTGACAAGGTAAAGGCATTCACTTCAAGGAAGGATGATGTTTTTCGACCAAGTTATGGACGGGTAGTAGAGAGCCACCCTCGTCAGTGTGTCATTGTAGCAACGGTAAATGGTGATAACCGTGGCTACTTGCGCGATACGACGGGAAACCGCCGCTTTTGGCCAGTCAGCACCCCGGGACGGGAAGACCGAAAACCGTGGGACATCACTCAGGAGGAACGTTTGCAGATATGGGCGGAAGCAAAAGAGCTGTGGAGAGCCGGTGAGAAGTTGTTTCTTGACCAAAATATGAATAGTATGGCTGTTGAAAAACAGCTGCAGGCGATGGAAACCGATCCCAGAGAGGGTATGGTAGAAGCCTTTCTTGACAGCCTTGTCCCAGAAGGATGGAATGATTTTAGCAGGGAGCAGCGTACCGATTTTTATTTTGACAATCATCCAATAGGAACAAGAAAACGGGAGAGCATTACCATTCTTGAAATCTGGGTGGAATGCTTTGGAAATAGTGCTGCAAAAGCAAAACGACAGGATAGCAATGAAATTGCAGCGATTCTTCGCAAAATCGGATGGGAACCCAGAAACAAATCAGTCAAGGTATCGGATTACGGAAAACAACAGCCGTGGGTCAGGCGCATACCATAATCTTATTTTCCGTAAAAAAGTCTGTAAATACAGGGGTTTGACGGCTCTTGGAAAACAGGAAAACTATTTTTTATATATGACCATTAGGGATTATATAGAAAGCACGTATATGTATATGCGTATATACGCGTAGTAAATTAAAGGAAAAATTGTTTTCTTGTTTTCCTGTTTTCCATTTAGAGTGAGATTGGAGGGACAATGAAAGAGCGTGAAATGGAGCGTAAACTCGTTCAAGCGGTTAAAATGCGAGGTGGTCTGGCAGTAAAACTAGTATGTCCGGGTTACGATGGGATGCCGGACCGCTTATTGCTTTTTCCAAAGGGCAAGGTAGCGTTTGTTGAGGTAAAGGCGAAGGGATACAAACCACGCCCCTTGCAACTACGAAGGCATGAAGCTCTGCAACGTTTGGGATTTTTAGTGTATGTTTTAGACGATGAGAGGTACATACAGCAAATCATAAATGAAATCGGAGGTGTAACGAGTGGAACTGAAGCTTCATGAATATCAGCAGTATGCCATTGATTTTATCATTTCCAATCCACTGTCTGCTTTATTTCTTGGGTGTGGGCTAGGTAAAACAGCAATAACGCTGTCTGCAATAAAGGAGCTAATCCTAAATAGCTTTACCGTGCGGAAGGTTCTTGTAATTACACCACTTCGTGTAGGAATGAATGTATGGCCACAGGAGCTCACACAGTGGGACTGCTTTCGGGAATTGAGTTATGCCGTTGCCATTGGAACGGAAAAACAACGTAAGTCTGCATTGTTACAGAATGCACAAATTACGATCATTAATCGTGAGAACGTACCATGGCTTGTGGAAAGGTCAGAAGTAGCAATGGATTTTGATATGCTTGTCATTGATGAAATGTCGAGCTTTAAGAATCATAAGGCAAAAAGGTTCCAGACATTACTCAAGGTGCGGCATCGTTTCCAACGGGTGGTGGGGTTGACGGCGAGTCCAGCTGCAAACGGTCTTTTAGATCTTTGGGCACAGTTTCGAGTGTTGGACTTCGGAAAACGACTTGGAAGGTATATTGGGAAATACCGTGAAGCTTATTTTATACCGGATAAAACGAACGGAATGATAGTGTATTCCTATCGTCCCCGCCCAGGGGCTGAGAATAAAATCTATGAGCAAATTTCTGATATTACTGTTTCGATGAAGGTGGGAGATTACCTTCCAATGCCGGAATGCCTTTTTCGCCAGTATGTTGTCCAAATGTCGGAAGAAGAGCGTGAAAGCTATGAGAAATTAAAACGGGATATGGTAGTATCATTGCAGTTTGCGCCCCCGGAAAGTGCATTAGGTGAAATACGTGATGAAGAATTCGATGAGCAGGAAATTGAACTTACCGCAGCAAATGCTGCTGTGCTAAGTGGTAAACTGTTGCAGCTGGCAAATGGGGCGGTATATAACGAGGACAAACATATCGTACCGATTCATGAGCGTAAGCTGGATACTCTTGAGGATTTGGTTGAAGCAGCTAATGGAAACCCGGTTCTTATCGCTTATTGGTATCAACATGACTTGCTTCGAATTATAAAACGCATTCCTGCCGAGCAGTTAAACAGTGTAGATTCTATAACACGGTGGAATGCAGGAGAAATCCCTGTGGCTGTTATTCATCCGGCTTCAGCAGGTCATGGTCTTAATCTGCAGACAGGAGGTTCCACTTTGATATGGTTTGGGCTTACCTGGTCATTGGAGTTGTACCAACAGACGAATGCAAGACTGTGGAGACAGGGACAAAAGGATACCGTGGTAATATACCACATCATTACCGAGCAGACAATCGATGAAGACGTGATGAAAGCCTTAATAGAAAAGGATATTACACAGAGCAGGTTAATAGATGCAGTAAAAGCAAATATGAAGGAGGTGCGGTAGTATGATGATTGCAACAAAGTATATTAACAAGAATGCGGCTACTGTAGCGGCAATTCGAGATTACAATAATATGCGTTTTATCATAAACAACACACCACAGGAAATCAAGGATGTGTATGAGAAAATGGCATCGCCAAGAAGCCTGAAATTATCCGGGATGCCATCGGCACGAAATCTCCAGGCAGGTTCCGATAAGTTGGCAGAGCAGATGGATAAGCTGGATATTTTACGAGAGCGTTATTGCCAGGCGGTGGAATACATGGCCTGGTTTGAGCCTGCCTGGTACAGCCTCACCGATGCGGAACGTCGTATACTATCGGAATTTTATATGAACAATAGCCAGAGGTCAGGTGCCACTTATCGATTAATGGATGAAATGAATTATAGTGAGAGCCATATTGAACGTCTTCGTAGCAATTCACTTAATCACCTACGAAGTATATTATATGGATAAAAAATTGCAATACTATCATAGTAAATCACTTTAGAAAATTAACTATAAAATTACTACAATAACTATTGACAAGAAATGCAGTAAGTAATATAGTAAATGTAAGAAAATTATAAGAAAATTATATAGGAGGTATTTACTATGGGTACACTAGTGGTTCAAGTCGATGATAAGATACTAAAAGAGGCAGAAGACGCTCTTAATTCAATCGGTATGGATACCCAGATTGCTGTGAATGTATTCTTACGTAGAGTTGCAATCGAGAAAGGATTACCAATGTCAATGACAGTATCAACCAATCAAAAAGAGCCTGCTGATTCAAGTGAAAACCAAGCGCCATTATCTAATAACTACTCATCACCAACACGTAATAATAATAGCATCACACGAACTATGGTTGATGAGGTATGGAAAGCTTTTATCAAATATCATAGAGGAATAAGTGAAATCAGCAGTTTAAGTGATGAAGTATCAGAAAAATCGGGTATGAATCGAGGAAGTGCATTTATCTATTTAACAATACTTTCTAATCTTGTTAAAGGAGAATATAATACCCGAAATTTAAAAATGAAAGATCTTGAATATCTGATGGTGAAAATCAAGACGGAATTAGGCAATAGTGAATATCAGAACGCTATTCAATCACTTAAGCAGTCAATCCCTTATTGGAGAGAAAAAATACCGGGAACATTTGCTGATAACGTAGAAGCTTTTGTAAGTAATGAGTTCAGTAGGTGAAAATGAGGGAATACTGACGGAGTATTTGTTTAAAGATGTGCTATATTAATATTATCAATAGTTATGAAGGCCTTCTGGGGGAAACCCTTGAGGGCTTTTTCTTTGCCCGGAAAGGTGGATATCTTATGCCCTACAAGCCAAGAAGACCATGTTCTTACCCAGGCTGTCCAAAGTTAACGGACGGACGCTTTTGTGAGGAACATGAAAAACAAGAAGCAAGACGCTATGAAAGGTATGAACGTGACCCTGCGGTAAAGAAACGTTACAACCGATCATGGAAGCGAATCCGTGACAAATACATCGCAGAGCATCCCTTGTGTGAGCGGTGCGAAAGGAACGGAATAATTACTCCGGCGCAGGAAGTCCACCATATAAAACCCCTATCACAGGGAGGAGGCAACGACTTTGTTAACCTTATGTCGCTGTGTACTCCCTGTCACTCGGAGATCACAGCAAGAGAAGGCGGCCGGTGGAGAAAGTAAATAAATAATATAAAAGCATAGGTGTGTTTCTATGCAATATCTATTTGACTCTGCCAAGTATTTATAGCTGACTAAGTAAATAAATGAATTGACAAAGGCAAGGTCATACGGATTAGGCAGGGGCGGTCGAAATCTCTGTGACCTGTCGAATGTGGAACGGGCGTGGGGTCACACGCACAAGAATTACGGTTCAAACGGGGGATTGACCCCTGCCGTGCAAAGAGAGGTGAAGGAGCATGGCGAAAGACGGTACAAATAGAGGAGGTCGTCGTGTTCGAGCAGGTGATAAACCTAAACCACTTGCAGACAAAATCCCGTTAGGGAAGGCGGCTAAAGTTTTAGAGGTTCCAGACTTGCATCCGGAATCATTGCTAGAGGCAGATGAGTTAGAGGATGCGGCAGATTTATATGGTGAAGATATGCCGGAACCAAGCGAATACCTAAGCGCAAGGCAGAAGGATGGAAGACCCTTGGGCGCTGATGCTCTGTTTAAGGAAACCTGGAAGTGGCTGAGAGAACGTGGCTGTGAGAAATTTGTAAACCCGAGACTCATCGAAGCCTACGCCCAGGCATTCACCCGTTACATTCAGTGTGAGGAAGCAATTAGTATTTATGGTTTGCTTGGAAAACACCCAACCACAGGTGGTGCCATAGCAAGCCCTTTTGTTCAGATGAGTCAGTCATTTCAAAAGCAGGCGAATCTCATCTGGTATGAGATATTTGACATAGTAAAGCAGAATTGCACCACAGCTTTTACCGGGAATCCGCAGGATGATATTATGGAGGCTCTGCTGTCGGGCAGGAAAGGACGGTATAACCTATGAACTCAACAGAACGTTTTGAAAAAGTAAACATAGATCGGCTGGTGCCATATGCAAGGAATGCCCGCACACATAGTAAGGAGCAGATACTGCAGCTTCGTGCTTCCCTGCGTGAATTTGGATTTGTAAATCCTGTGATCGTGGATAAGGATCTAAACATAATCGCAGGGCATGGAAGAATTCTTGCTGCAAAGGAAGAAGGAGTAACCGAAGTACCCTGTGTGTTTGCAGAACATCTGACAGAGGCACAGAAGAGAGCTTATATTCTTGCTGACAACCGCCTTGCGATGAATGCGGGCTGGGATGAAGAAATGCTATCGGTAGAGATTTCAGATTTACAGGCAGCTGACTTTGATGTATCTCTCCTTGGTTTTGATGATGCAGAATTAAATAAACTGCTGGGTTCTGCAGATGATGTGAAGGACGATGAGTTTGATGTCGACAGTGAGCTTCAAAAGCCTGCAGTAACGAAACCAGGTGATTTATGGCTGTTGGGTAAGCATCGGCTTGTCTGTGGTGACAGCACGAAACTGGAAACCTATGAACTGCTTATGGATGGAAACCCGGCTAACCTTGTAGTTACTGATCCACCGTATAATGTGAACTACGAAGGAACCGCAGGTAAAATTAAAAATGATAATATGGCTGATGCGAAATTCTATCAGTTCCTCTTGGACGCATTCACCCTCACCGAAAAGGCGATGGCAAAGGATGCGTCTATTTATGTGTTCCATGCGGATACGGAAGGGCTGAATTTCCGTAAGGCATTCTCGGATGCGGGGTTCTATCTTTCCGGTACCTGCATCTGGAAGAAGCAGTCATTGGTTCTGGGGCGATCTCCCTATCAATGGCAGCATGAACCGGTGCTCTTTGGCTGGAAGAAGTCAGGAAAGCACTCCTGGTACTCTGACCGCAAGCAATCGACCATTTGGGAGTTTGACAAACCTAAGAAGAATGCAGACCATCCTACCATGAAGCCGGTACCGTTATTGGCTTATCCGATTGTAAATTCCAGTATGACCGGCTGCATTGTTCTTGATCCCTTTGGAGGCAGTGGTTCCACACTTATCGCCTGTGAACAGACAGGAAGATACTGTTACATGACTGAGCTGGATGAGAAGTTCTGTGATGTAATTGTAAGGCGGTATATCGAACAGGTTGGCAGTACGAAAAATGTATATCTCATCCGGGGTGGCAATAAAGTACACTTTGATGATGTGGAGGTGCCAGTCCATGAATA